GCAGATAAAACAGCTACTTCAGGTACGTTTACAGTTCAGTTTCCAGCACCAACATCAACAGCAGCGATTTTAAGAATCTCTGGTTAAATAGGAGGTAAACTCCTATGGCATCTGGATCTTGGAATACTCAAACTTGGGGCCTTGGTACTTGGGGAAAATTAGGTGATGTTGATGCTCCTGTAACTGGACAAGCCTTAACTGCGTCTTTAGGAAATGAATCTGCTAAAACAGATGTTATACCTATTCCTACTGGACTTCCGCTTACTACAGCTACCACAACTCCAACAGTTCTAATTGCAGTAAAACCTCCTATAACAGGAATTGCTATGACGGCAAATTTAGGAACAGCGGATGCTGGCCCTGATGCTATGCTGACAGGTAATGCAATGTCTATGGGTCTTGGAACTGTAGATGCCTTTAACACTACAGGTTGGGGTAGACTTCAATGGGGAATAAATTCTTGGGGAAGACCAGGTATTGATGTATCAACATCTGTTACTGGGATAGCTATGAGCGCAGCTTTAGGTTCGCCACAAGAAGTTAGTGGTGATGCAACTATTGTTGCAAATACTTTAAACGTAGCACAATTAACTCTAGGTGTTGTTGACCCTGCACCAGATGCAATGATCACAGGTAATGGAGCAATTTTATCTTTGGGTACTCTTGGAATGCAGGGAGACGTTGCTCCTAGCGTAACAGGGATAGCAATGAGTGCTAATTTAGGGACTGCAACCGTTGACTTAAACACACCTGTAGATATTACAGGAATAGCATTAACAGCAGCTTTAGGAGATGAAACTACATTTAGTGATGTTACAGTAGATACAACTGGTTTTGGATTGACTACAACACTAGGAAGTGGTAATGCTCTTATCTGGAACGATGTAAATACCGGTTCCGCTCCAATAGATCCTCCAGGCTGGAGAGAAGTCGTTGCATAAAGAGTTTGACACTTTCTCTTTATTTTAATAAAATAAACGATATAAGGAATTTAATATGGCAAATTCAACATCAGCAAACTTAAAATTAACAGTTCAAGCAACTGGAGAAAACTCAGGAACTTGGGGACAAATTACAAATACTAACCTTTTAATTTTAGAACAAGCAATCGGTGGTTTTACTAGTTTTAATATAACTAACGCTGCAAGATCTTTAACTTTTACTAATGGTGCTTTATCCGATGGTAAAAATGAAGTAATAAAATTAACAGGGACTTTAGCCTCTAATTTAACAGTTAGTATTCCAAACTCAGTTGAAAAAACTTACCAAGTACAAGACGCATGTGATCATGCTGGAAATACTTTAACTTTTAAAACAGCTTCAGGTACAGGTGTATTATTATGTGAAGGAAATAATTACACCTTATATTCTGACGGAACAAATGTTGTAAAACTTCATGAACAAAGAAACTGGAGAGCAGTATCAGCAGCAGAAACAGTTCAAGCTGGTGCTAAACTTTTAGTAAATACAAATGGTGGAGCAGTTACAGTAACGCTTCCAGCCTCACCTGCTACAGGAGATGAAGTACATTTTGTAGATCAAGGTTATGATTTCAATACTAACGCATTGACTGTTGGTAGAAACTCTTCTAATATAGCTAATGCAGCATCTGATCTTGTAGTTAATACTCAAGGTGCAGCTTTTGGATTAGTATATTCAGGCGACGCTACAACAGGATGGACTTACACGGAGAAATAATATGTCAAATTACGAAGCAACTAAATACGATTTTGATGGAGCAAACCTTACAGGTATCGAAGGTATTCCAACAGCCACTATTGTGCCATGGTCTTCTGCGTCCGTACCATCTGGATTTTTAGAATGTAATGGTCAAGCAGTTTCAAGATCAACTTACGCTGCTTTATTTGCAATAGTAGGTACAACTTACGGAGCTGGCGATGGTTCCTCAACTTTTAACGTTCCTGATTTACAAGATAACGTAGCAGTTGGAAAATCTAACAACAAATCTTTAGCATCAACTGGTGGAGCAAACACTGTAGCTCCAACTGGAAACGTTGGTGGATCAACAGCTAATGCAACATTATCAACAGCACAACTTGCATCTCATAGTCACGGTTTTACATCGGGAGATTCCGCACCTTATGAGAATAGTAGGCTCAGTTCAGGTGGAGGAGTTGGTTCTACTAAAAACTCAAATAACGCTGGTTCAGGTTCAGGTCACTCACACAATATGAGTGCAACATTTTCAGGGGACGCAACTTCGGTTGTTCAACCATATTTAACAGTGATATATATTATTAAGACGTAGGAGAAATTATGGCAACAAACGCAACATGGACAGTAGTATTAGAAGACAAGATGGTTATCAAACAATCTGGTGATGCAGCGGGAACTTCATATGTAATTTCTGATAATGATTTTTGGGGACTAGCTAAATGGAATAATATTTGGGCTATTCAATATGGAACATCAAATCCAAGTGACACTGTAGAATACAGAGATGGCACTCCACACTCTACTTGGGAAGATGCAAATTTAGGTGACTTTCAAGACTTCATTACTAGATGGGACTCAGCTCATTTAGCTCAATTACAATCTGATTGGGATAATGATAATGTGGACGGTGAAAGTGAATCTGATAAAGTCGCTAGATTAGGTTCAAGACCTACATCATACTCATCGTAACAACATCCAAGAAGTAAGAATATATTTTTCACCTGATAAAGGTGGATTACCTCTATGTACATATGGAAAACCAGCCGGCCATATAACTATTCTACCTGTTTTAGGTTGAACTCTCTTTGAAAAATGTAAAAATTCTGTTTCTCCACCCTCTTCAACATCGTTTAAATAAATACTAAAAACAAAAGCTCTAGGTTCATTATCAAACCCTTTACCATGTTCAAGGTGCCAAACATGATATCCTTCTGTTGGTAAAGTTTTTTGAATTTTTAAACAAGTAAAATAAAAAGGAACTCCATAAGCATCTTTAGCTCCTACATTTTGAACGTAATGATTCCAAGCTAAATCAAAATTTAACATCATTGGTTTTAATTCTTCCCACCAAACATCTATGTTATGTCCAGAAGCAAAAAATTGTTGATCTTGTTTGTGTAATATTGAAGAGTGTTCTCCACTTATTCTATTAACCGTATTATTAAATTTATTTTGATCTTCATATAATTTAATAGCTTTGTTACATTCTTCTTCGGTTATGTAGTTATCGTACACACCTATAAAATTTGTTATATTAACTGTTTTATCTTTCATTTACTTTATTTTTTTTCAATTAGTTTTTTAATATCAGGTAACCATGCATATTTCAAGGTAGAATTATCCATCATGTATTTTAAATCAATTAAAGTTTCTACTATAACATGACCTGGAAAATTTAAACTTGTGTTTAAAAGAATAGATCCGGAGGCTTTTAATAAATTATAATAATTTTTATTTTGTTTTTTATTTACTGTTTGAATTCTACTACTGCCATCTATTGCAGAAACATTAGGTAAAGGAATTTTATTTTTAAAAGTATATAACATGTATGGAGATGAAAAATTTTTATCTATATTAAAATAATTAGAAGCTTCTTCTTCTATAATACTTGGAGAAAAAGGTCTATACCATTCTCTTTTTTTAATAGCATTAATTTTTTTTATAGCATTTTTATTATCAGGATTAATTAACAAAGACCTATTTCCCAAACCTCTTTGTCCTTGTTCAGACCTACCTTGAAATAATGCAACAGGATTATCTTTAAGTATTTCAGAAACTTTATTTTCATCACTATCTGATATTTTGTATTCTTTAAATAAATATAAATAATCATAATTCGGTTTTGGCCCTAAATACACACTGTTTATTTTTTTTAACTTTCCTTTTAAATAAAAATTTAAAAGACCTAGAGAAATACCAGAATCTGTACAAATCGGATCTATATTAAAATTTTTGTAATTTAAAAAATTAGAATTAGCTAAAATATTTTGAGCACATCCACCGGTATAATTTACATTTTCTAATGGCATTTTTTCTTTAATTTTTTTTTCAAATGTTTTTTGAAAAGTATATAAAATATTTTGAGTATTTTTATCATTTTTCAATGTAGTTAATTTATTTTTTAAAATGTTATCTATACCCACTTTTTTATTTCCATATTGTGAAAGTGCCATTGTTTTTCCACATTGTTGAAATGCAAAAATATATGGTTCCTGTAAAAGATTACCAGTTACATGAGAATAAGAATGTCCTAAACCATCTGAAGTAACTTTTATTTTTTTAAAATCATTATTGTATAAAGATTCAGATTCAAGATTATTAGTTTCTTCAACAAGGGACCCTGCTCCATCTATGACGACATAGTTTTTATTATTTCCTAAAGTGGCTTTACTACAATAGGCATGATATAAATGATGATGTCTAGTTTTGTCATTTATGTAAAATTTAAATTCTGTTTCTTTTTTTGTTAAATTAAATCTTTTTAGAAAGTTCGTCCAAAATATTTCATGAAATATATGTTCTTGACCCCTTACATTTAAATCAGTAATTAAAACTATATCAAATTTTATATTCAAAGAACTTAAATAATAAAAAAAATTAGAGCATGTAGTTTCTTGACCTTTTTGTCTATTAAATCTATCAAATTGACAATGAACTAATAACTCATTATCTTTAGCTATTGAAAAAGCTCCATCATGACCGATGTGTGTAGAAAATATATACATTTATTTTATAAACATTTGCACGGATACTCGTGGCACGATTGGACTTAATACAGGATTAACTTTATGTTGAAGTGGAGATTTTATTATTACTAAAGAATTACCTACTACCGGTATGTAACCATGACCATTTTCACTTGTAAACATAAATTCTCCACCAAACTGAGTATTCCATCTATTATTAATATAGTATGTTGCTCCATATAGCCAACTGCTATCATCATGCCAATTAATACCTGCTCCTTTTTCCATATAATGAATATTAGCAGTAATATCTTTAATATCTTTTAATTGATAAAATTGATTGTGATGAGTTAAAGTCTTTAATTTTTCAAATGGTGGGTAATTTGATACACCTACTCTTTTTGGAGGGATTATATTATTTATTAATTTTTCTGACCATACACTTTTAGAGGTATGTAAATTTATATTTTTACGTTCTTTAAATATAGAATTATGAATACCTTTATAAATAGAATAGTTTAAAAAATTTTGTATGTAATAAAGTTTATCAGGAATTGAATATACTAATTTCATTTGATTCTATGCTTTAAATCTGATATTTTATGGTCAAAGGACATTATATTGTATCTTTCATTCTTTTAAAAACTAATATATAACACAATTATGGCCTTAAAAAAAGTAGATTTTGCACCTGGTTTTAACAAACAAAGCGTACCCTCAGCCCTCCCTGGAAAATGGGTAGATGGTGATTTTGTGCGTTTCAGATATACTGCTCCTGAAAAAATAGGAGGATGGGAACAACTAACTGCTGCATCTAAAACTTTACCTGGGGCAGCTAGAGCACAATTAGCTTGGACTTCACTAGCTGGTGAAAAATACGCTGCTATTGGTACCTCTCAAGGTTTATTTTTATATTATGGTAATGACTTTTATGACATTACTCCATTAGATACAGCAATTACTGGATGTACCTTAACAACTGTTAATGGTTCAAATGTTTTACAAGTAAATAAAGGATCACATGGTTTAGAGGTTGGAAGATATGTAACTCTATCAGGAGTGACTGTTACTGGAGCATCAGATTACACCGCAGCAGAATTAGAAAAAGTTTATGAAATTTTAACAGTAGCAAATGTAGATAAGTTTACAGTTCAAGCTGTAAGAGCTGAAGGAGGAACAGGCATGACTGCAGCAGGTGCAGCAACTGTTAATCCATACGTTGAAGTTGGACCCACTACTCAAACAACGGGTTATGGGTGGGGAACATCTTCTTGGGGAGCTGAAACTTGGGGCACTGAAAGATCTACAAGTAGTGTAATCTTAGACCCAGGAAATTGGAGTCTTGATAATTTTGGTCAAGTTCTTGTTGCAACTATATTTAACGGGAAAACTTTTACTTGGAACGCTGGAGCAGCAAGTCCAAGAGCCAATAGAGCCTCTTTAACCACATCGGGTGTTCCAACCAGCAACAACCCTACAGCTAGTCGATTTACTTTAGTCTCTGATCGAGATAGACACTTATTTCATTTTGGAACTGAAACAACTATTGGTGACTCTACAACACAAGATCCAATGTTTGTAAGATTTTCTAACCAAGAAGATTTAAATACTTATCTACCTACCGCTACCAATACTGCAGGTACCTTTAGATTAGATACAGGTAATGAAATACGAGCAGCACTTCAAGGTAAGGATTATGTATTTGTACTAACTGATCTTGCTGCATATGTAATTCAATTTGTGGGTCCACCATTTACATTTAGTGTTAGACAAGTCGGCACTAATTGTGGATGTATTGGACAACATGCAGCTTCATATGTCAATGGAGCTATATATTGGATGTCTAATGAAGGTGGTTTTTTTGCGTATGATGGTACAGTTAAAGCTCTACCTTGTTTAGTAGAAGACTTTGTTTTTACAACACAAAACGGAGATTTAGGTCTTAACTTTAACGCATCTGATGTAATTTTTTCTTCACCCAATTCTTTATATACAGAAGTAAATTGGTTTTATCCAAAAGATGGATCTACTCAAATTGATAGATGCGTAACATATAATTATCAAGAAAGAGTTTGGACTACCTCTTCTTTAGATAGAACTACTTACCAAGATCAAGGAGTCTTTAATAAACCTTATGCAACAGATTATGAAAGCACAACTACTCCAGTCTTTCCAGATATTTTGGGTATAACCAGTAAGTATGGCGCAAGTATTTACTATGCTCATGAAACAGGAAACGATCAAGTTAATAGTTCTGGAAGAACTTCAATTAATGCCTTTATTAGATCCGGAGATTTTGATATTGATGATGGTGAAATATTTATGTCGATGAGAAGATTTATGCCAGATTATAAATTTTTAGTAGGTAACTCTAAGGTAACTTTATTTATATCTGATTACCCCTCTGAAGATCAAACAGGATCGCCTTTAGGTCCTTTTACAATAACAACCTCTACTGAAAAAGTAGATACTAGAGCTCGAGGAAGACTACTATCTTTAAAAATAGAGAATGATGCTGCAGGTGAAACCTGGCGTTATGGCAGTTTTAGAATGGACGCTCAACCAGACGGAAGGAGATAACATGCCACTTACTACAAAAGGTAAAAAAATAATGAAATCTATGAAGAATAGATATGGTAAGAAAAAAGGTAAGACTGTATTTTATGCTTCAAAGAATAAAGGCAAAATAAAAGGTGTAGATAAAACTAAAAAATAATGGCTAAATTAACTAACTATATACCTGAACCAGGACAAGAATATGACGTCGAAAATCAAAGACAAATTATTGAGTCTATGACTACAATGAAACAACAACTTAATTTTTCTTTTCAACAAGATTTAAAAAACGAACAAGATACATTTAATTATTTTTTATCATGACAATACAATATAAAAGCGAAGTATTTGATCTAACTACAACTAATTTAACTACAGTTTTAACTATATCTGTGTCGGCAGTAGCTATTGTAAAAACTGTACAAGCTAGCCACCAGGATGCATCAAACGTAGATGCAGATTTATATTTAAAAAAATCTGGTGGTAGTGATGTAGAAGTAGGTCATGCGCAGCTTAATAAAAGTTCTACAAATATGATTGTAAATACCTTGAATTTAGAAGCAGGAGATGTTATAAAGATGCAAGCAGATACAGCAAATGAAGTAACAGGTGTTGTAAGTTACGCACTTATAAACAGAGAGAATGAAAACGGATAATATACATAAAATAGATTGCACAACATTAACAATTTATAGAAACACAAAAACAGGCGAAACGTCTAAAGAGAAAGTAGAGGGTCCTGACATTGTAACCGATGTTACAGTTCAAGTCTCACCGAAAGGATTGGATGTTTTCCAGAAAGTTATGAATGAAAATAAGAAACCAAAGCCCTAAAGGCGGAACTGAATTACAACTAGGTTTTCTACATCAATACGTAGATAAAAATTTATTAGATCAAGTACAAATTTGTACTAGCGTACCGGGTAAAGTACCCTTAGATCCTAATAAACTTAATGTACTTTGGCAAAAAAATTCTTACGATCAACCTAATTTATATCCGTGGTTTAAAAATAAAGCTAATCATCACAAATATGATTGGTATGTTTTTAATTCTCATTGGAATTATGAAAAATTTAGAATGATGTTTGGTATTCCTACTGAAAAATGTGTGGTTATTAAAAATGGAGTTGAGAAAATAAAACAATCTCCACATTATGAAAAAGGTAAACCTATTAAAATAATTCATCAGAACACACCTTGGAGAGGATTATCTGTTTTACTTGGTGCAATGCAATTAATTAAAAACCCATTAATTACTTTAGATGTTTATTCTTCATGTGAGGTATATGGTAAAGAGTTTCATGAACAAAATGATTATAACTATAGAGCATTATATGACCAAGCTGAGTCTTTACCAAATGTAAATTACATTGGATATAGACCAAATGAATATATTAGAGAACATTTACCCGATTATAATATGTATGCTTATCCTAGTATTTTTGAAGAGACTTCATGTATATCTTTGTTAGAGGCAATGTCAGCAGGACTGTATAGTATTGTAACTGATTATGGAGCTCTATTTGAAACAGGAGCAGAGTTTCCAATGTATATTCCTTATGACAGTAATTACAAAGCGTTAGCAGAAAAGTTTGCCTACGGTATTGCTGCCGCTGCAGAAACTTTACACGAACCACAAATACATAGTCATTTAACTACTCAAGCTAATTACACTCAGATATATTATTCTTGGCCTAAACAAGCGTCTGCGTGGACAACATTTTTAAAAGGAGCTCTTAATGCCAAAGCCAAATGAACCAATATGGTTTAACGTAGACAAAACTGAAACAGCAAATAATGACACTTATCAAACAATCAAAACTAACAAAGTAGAAAATAAAGTGACTGAAATAAATTTAGGCACTTCACCTCACAAGATTATGGTATGTACTCCTTGTCATAGTGATGTTAGTATGCACTACTGTCAAGCTGTGTTAAAGTTCCAAATGGCGTGTTCTAAAGAAGGAATACAATGTAGTTTTACACTACTTAAATCATCATTAGTTACACAAGGTAGAAACCTATGTGTAGCAGAATTTTTAAATCATCCTGATAATTACACTCATTTATTATTTATAGATTCCGATATTGATTTTAGTCATAAAACTATTTTTAAAATGTTAGATTTTGATAAGGATATTATATCTTGTCCGTACCCTATGAAACTTATAAGTTGGGATAAGGTATGGCGAAGACTTAATACTAAAGAAGATGCTATCAGTAATGAAAAAGACTTAGCTACGGCGGGTTTTACCTTCCCTGTTAAAGTAGAGAACCCTAATTCAATAACCGTGGACAAAGGATTAATGGAGCTCACTCATGCCCCAACTGGCTGTATGCTAATTAAAAGAAATGTAGTTGAGAAAATGATTAAAGAATATCCTCATTTAGAGATATACCAGCCTACCAATATTAATGGTAAAGAGATTAAAAAAGATAATATGTACAATTTATTTGACACATTACATGACCCTAAAACTAAAAGATATTTTGGAGAAGACTTTGGATTCTGTCAAAGATGGACGGATATAGGTGGTAAGGTTTATGGCTATATAGACGACCCTATAACACACGTTGGGGAGTATTGTTATACCGGTCGTTTTAGAGATGATTTATGGCAAGCAGGAAGACCTGTCAAATCAGTTGACGACACTAAAAAAATCAAATAAAGTATCATATTTACAGGATTTCTACGCCTGCTTAACAGTATAAAAATATTTAAATTATGGCGATATCTAGATCTTTAATGAACAGACAATTACGAGCAGATGGTGGCATTATGCAAGTTGCCCCTAGAGAAAAATTTGGTTTAGGAAGTGACCTTAAAAAGTTTGTTAGAAAAATTATACCCAATGAAGTAGCAGAGATTGCAGTTAAAGCTGCACCCTTTGTTGCACCTTTTAACCCGGCAGTTGCAGCAGCAATGTCAGGACTTGGTAGCTTTGATAAATCGGGACGTATTGGAGACTCATTAAAAAGCGGAGCTTTAACTTATGGACTAGGTCAAGGTGCTAGATTTTTAGGTGGAGCAGAATTACAAGGAAACCCTTTTCAACAAGGTGGAGCATTCAGAGGTGGTTTTGAGGGATTCAAAGGAGGCTTTAGTTCTCCATTAGGAACTCAATCAGGATTTAAATTAGGCAAACCCACACAACGTATAGATACTTCAATGCCGTTAAAAAAACCTAATCTGATATCAGAACAGCTAAGTGAGGTATCATTATCTCCGAGTGGGACAGTAGCAGATACAGTTAAAACAGTAACTGATCCAGGATCTGCAATGGAGTCTATAAAATCAATTGTAAGTTTTGATACATCTGCAACACAAAAAACAGATGCAGCATTAGATCTTTTAAAAAGAGGAAGTAAAGCTTTGTTTTACGACAGCAAAGGTAGGCTTGACAAAAACGCAGTGCTTGGAGCGATAACCGGTGTGGCTTCATACATAGAAGCTAAAGCTTTAGCAGATGAAGCTGGAGTTGAGTTATCACAAAAAGATTATGATGACGCTAAAAGAGATGAGAAAAGAGAAGAGTACGCAGGTTACTTACAAAACTTTTTTGGTGGTAAAAAAGACGGCGGCAGAATAGGGTTTAAAGATGGTCCTTCAGAATCCGATATATTTGGAATAGGTGGTGAAACACTTATGAAAGATAAAGGTAAAACTATAAAAAAAGGTTTTAAAAGTATAGGTGATTTAATATTAGACGATGAAGGTAATATGTATACGCCTTTACAATATTTAAGAAAATTTGGAGAAGATATATTTTTTGGCGGACAAAAAAATCCAGAGTTACCCGAAGAATTTTATAACAAATTAAGCGACGAATATGTTCAAGAGATGAAACAAGTAAAAGAACGAGGCTATGCTAACGGCGGCAGAATAGGATTTGAGTCTGGTGCTAATGAAATGATAAAAACACAATTACTAGAAGAGATTATTCCTGATACAAGCACGGAAGACTTTGTAATTATAATGACGGAAGACGGACCAGTAAAAGTTAAAAAATCTGAGCTACCTCCTGAGTCTATGATGATGGATACTAGCACAGGATTCGGAACTAATATTACAAGAGTAGATAGAAAATTTGGTTCACCTAAAGAAGGTGAGTCGGAAGTAGGTATCATGACTATTGACGTTGAAGCAGGTGACGATGAAGACGAAGAAGATATGATGATGGCAGGAGGTATAACTTTTAGTTCTGCAGAAAAATCATATTTATTTAGAAAATTAGGAGGTGCCGGTGGTGCTGATAGATCATTCACAATGCCACAATTATACGGTATCTTAAAAAATCCAAATAGCCCATCAAATATAGATGACGCTAAAGTTTTAAAAGAAATTGCTATCATGGGTCTTGGTGAAGGACAAAAGGACGGCGGAAGAATAGGTTACAAAGGTGGTGCTAACAGAGTATCAGAACTATTAATCTTAAGAGATAATTTACTTGCAAACGACGAAGATGTATCTGACATTGAAGCAGAGATATTCCAATTAACAGGTAAAACATTTAAATCAGTTGGTGGCATAAGTGATATACCTACAGGTAAAATTAGAAAAAATAATGCAGGTGTAACGGAGAGAGACTACAGGGAAGAAGGTGGTTTTGTACCAGTCGGTATTAAAGAAAGAGCTGATGATGTACCTGCTATGTTATCTAAAAATGAATTTGTAATGACTGCTGATGCTGTACGTGGTATAGGAAATGGCAGTGTTGAAGAAGGATCTAAGAAATTATACAACACAATGAAACAAGCAGAAAAAGTAGGTAAGGCATAATGGCAGAAGATACATATTCATATACTCGACTAGCTCCTTTTATGGAAGGTGCTCAAGAAAACTATATAGATTTATTAACGAAACAAGTAGGAAGAGCTCCTGGTTCAGAAATAAAAGATGCTGATGGTAACGTCATTGGTACCGTACCAACATTAGGTGAACTTGGACCAAAAGTTTCACCACAAAATATTTTAACCAGAGAAGCACAACAGTTAGCAGCAACGCAAGCAGGATTAGGTGAATTAACTTTTGATCCTGTTACAGGAGCTATAACAGGTATAGGTGCTGGAACAGGAGTTGCAGGCTATCAACCTTTCTTGGATCAAGCAGAACAGTATCAAACAGATGCTGCAGGATTTAGTGGACCTTCTGCTTACCAACAATTTATGTCTCCCTATCAAAAAGACGTAATCGATACAACCTTAGCAGAATTTGATATTCAAGCAGCAAAAGGAGCTCAAGGAACTGCAGCTGATGCAATAGCTGCCGGAGCTTTTGGCGGCGGTAGAGAAGGTGTAAGAAGAGCAGAATATGGTGCAGCATCAGATAGAAATAGAGCAGGAACTCAAGCAAAATTATTACAAGAAGGTTTTACTCAAGCCAATCAATTAGCTAATCAAGCATTTAATCAACAAATGAATTTAGGTGGTTTTTCAAGAAACCTAGCTTCTCTGCAACCGTCTCTTGCAGCTAGTGGTATACAGACATTAGGAGCAGCAGGAACTGGAGCATTAGCTTACGACCAAGCATTACTAGATGCAGAGCAACAAAGAAATCAATTAGCATACAATGAACCACTAAGCAGACTTAATGCTTTTGGGTCAGGTATAGCGTCTCAATTAAGTGGAGCACCAACAACTACTACTACAACTAGTTTAGGTGGAGCAGGATCAGTAAGTCCTTTATCGTCAGCGTTATCCGCAGGATTAAGTGCTTATGGTTTAGGGAGCATCTTCGGAGGCAACGCTTAATGAATTTTAAAAGACCCTCATTTAGAAAAGGTGGATCAACGGGTATTGGTCAACTTACACCTAGAATAAAAGCTAAAATGGGTTTTCCTAACTTTGGTGTAGGCCAAGGTGACAATACAGGTTATCAAAAGTATATGGAAAAAGTAAGAGCTGATAGAGCTTCAGGACAACCTAGTGGTCTTGCTCAATTAGTATTAGGACCAAGATACACAAATCCTAATTTTGTTTCCCCTTTTTTAAAACCAGACTCACCTTTCTTTTCTGATAGAACAGGTTTTGAGTTTTTAAATTTAGGTGGACAAAAAGATGGCAGCACTACTTTTATGACTAATACAGGCCCTAAAATTGTTGAAGATATTGCAGACATTAAAATAACATCAGACTCTGATGATTTAAAAGATACAGCAGTAACTGGTGTAGTAAGACCAGGACGTGGAGTTTCTTATAATGTAAAAGAAACTACAGGTACAGGTACAGGTACAGGTACAGGTACAGGTACAGGTACAGGTACAGACGATATTTTAACAAGTGAACTTTCTATGAAAGATGCAATTAGTAATGAAGTAGATATTCTTAAAGACTTATTAGGAAATACTGGAATGAGCAAAGGTGAAAAAGCTTTACTACTTGCCAAAGTTGTTAAAACACCTGGAACAATTGCAGATAAATTAGAAGTAGGTGCTAATGAAGCTCTTAAATACAAAGCAGAAGAAAGAAAACAAGACAAGGCCATAATCTTAACTGCATATAAAAATTACAAAGCTACAGAGTTAGCGAACGGTAAAAAGAATGATAAACAAAAACAAGTTGAAACATACGTAACTTTAAAAAGACAAGCAGGAGACAAACGACCTCAAAGAGAATTAGAACTTGAAGCTATTGAAGTAGTTTACAAACCAAGAACAATATCTCCCGCTGATGCTAACGTAGAAATAGGTGCAGCAGAGTTTAGAACATCAGGTGGTGCAACGAGAGTAGGGCAATTACAGGCGGACATTGCAAAATATTCAAAAAATTTAAAATTAAAAGGTGCTAAAGAAAAAGTAGATCAAGCAAAAGCTGAATTAACTTTATTAGCAAAATCTTTAAGTGCGTCAGGAGCAGAAAAATTAATAGATCTTTATGGTCTTAGAGAATATTTACAAGAGGGTGGCAGAGTTAAAAGAGCAATTGGTACTCCAGAGACAGGAGAGACTGATGTAAGTGTAGTAGATGAAAGTATTGTTACTCCTACAGGAACAGAAAAAATAGAAGCGACTGAAGTAACTGCTGCAGAAAATGTAGACCCTATGCAAGAAGTACCTGTTATGGATTTTTCTACATTAAGAAATAGATTACCAAAAGAAATAACAGACGACATTGTACAGCTATTAGCTAACAGCAAAGAGGCTTTACAAGATTTTTATTATTTAAATAATCAACAAGATGTCAGTCGATTTAATACCAAGTACGGAGTTAATTTAATATTACCACCATCGGTATTGGCATAGGAGGATTCCATGGATTGGAAAGAGCTATCTCAAATTCCCGTGTTTTCAGAATCACAGGATGTTGCAACAGCCGCTCAAGGTGAAACAACTATTGGTGATTATGCTTTAGATATATTTAGAGCTCCTATTGGAGGTCTTAGTGATGCTCTACAAGGTTTGGTTACATTAGGTGTATTACCTTTTGATATGCTAACCGACAAAGATCTTACAGGAAAGATAGATGCTTTTTTTGATGCCGCTCCTGTTTTAAATTTAGAAGCTAAAACAGGTCTTGGACAAATCGTTCAAACCATAACTCAATTTGGTGTGCCTTTAGGTGTTGCATCTAAAATAGGTAGAGCAATTCCTCTTTTACAAAAAGCAGGACAAACTACAGCGCTTTCGAGTCTTCCAACCGTTGGAGCTAAAGGTGTAGAGATTGCACGAAGAGCAGGTTATTGGGGAGCGTTAGGTGGAGCAACGGATATTGCAGTTAGTGTACCAACTAAAAACGTTGTCTTGTCGGACATGCTTGGTATAACGGAAACACCGGATCTTGCATCAGCTACAGGTAAAGACTTAGCTGTAGAAAAAATGAAACAAAAATTAAAGTTTGGAGCTGAGGGTGCAGTTATTGGTGGAGGTATTGCAATGTTACCTGTTGCAGGTGCAGTGGGTAAAAAACTTTTAGGACCTGTCTACAATAAAGTAATTGATCCAGCAGGTAGCGCTGTATTTAGACAATTAGATAGCAAAATTTTAAATCCTTTAACTCAAGTGATAGCGGGTACAGGTAAAGAAGGTACCTTTTTAACTAAAGGTGTAACTAAACTCGGTAAGAAAAAAGATATAGCTAAACAAACTATTTATAATAAATTAGATATACCGGATCCAGGACAATGGGCTTTTTTTAATACTAAAGGAGGTACCTTTGGTCAAGCGGTAGCAGGCAAACTAAGTAAAATAAAAGAATATTTTGGCTCTGCAGGTTTAATGTCTAAAACATTAAAAAATGAAGGTGATAAAGTAACAGGAAAATTAGAAGCTATTACTAAAAAATTTAATCGTAAAGATGAAATGATCAATACGAAACTTTATAATGTTGTCACTAAATTTAAAACTAATATATTTGATAAAGCTACTAATAGTCGGGGTTATAGAAACATTACCGATGAGCTTACTAAAGAACGAAATAAAATAACAGATTACATTATAACTCCAGACAAAAAAGGAGCTGCTGAAAAATTAAAATTAGTTAATCCTGCAGTAAGGCAAGAAGCTAAAGACATTAAACAAATGTTAAAAGAATCCAATATGTTGGTAGGTAATTTATTTGGTAACTCTCCAATTAAATCTTTTAAAACATTAGCAGGTTTAAAAATGAATGATGCAGATAATTTCTTTAAACAAAGGCTAGCTTCTTTTAACAACAGTAAATTTAAATTTGATGTTGATGGACCCGCTGCAGCAGGAGCAAGAAAGGAATTAAAAAGAACTATTCTTTTAAATCAAAACATGCGGCCTAAAAATATCTCTAGAAAAGAAGCCGATATATTAAGAAAAAAATTAAAAGGTAATAAAAAATTAAATGCTAAAGAAACAGAATTTAATAAACTGTTAGATGCTGAAGTTAAAACTAGAATGCAAGGATTAAAAAGCGCAGTCATTAATGCAGGAGCTAATCCGGTTAAATATTTTAATGCAGTTGGCAGAGCTATTGGTAAGGATGTAAAAAAAGTAGATGATGTTTCTGATGAAATTAGAAATTTTCTATCTACTCCTAAAGGTCAAAAAGAAGCTATTAATGATTTCAGTCCTGTCCTGGACACAATTATATGGAATAATAAACAAGTTTATCAAAGACAATATTTTGATCTTATAGAAGATCAATGGATGAAAAATGGTTTAGTATTTAAAAACATTTTAACAGACGACGCGGCTTATCAAGATGTTTTAAGAAGAGGTATTGATCCAACTCGTTTAACAAAAATTACAGCTCGTACAAATGCAGGTATAAATTCCATAGATGATTTTGCCTTAGACTCTAAGTTTTTTAGAAATGAAAAATTAAGAAAACCTAAAGAAGGACAAGTCGCTAAAGCGGATACTTATTATACACTACCAGAAATAGCTAATGCTATTCAAGGGGTTAAAAGTAATTTTGATAATTTATTTGACGTTCCTATTTATTCCAACTTAATGAAATTTAAAGCGGGTGGTCAAATTTCTAAAACAATTTTCTCACCAATGACTCAAGTAAGAAACGTAACTACTGCATCTTTCTTTCCACTAGCGAGTGGTTTGATAGGTAGTCGTAGTTCAGTATCACAAGCATTTAGAGATATATTTGAAGACATATTTCAAAGTGGAAAATTTGATCCTAAAATGTTTGATGAATGGATGGACTCTAGTGTCACTAGAGGAATCATTGATCAAAGTATTCAAGTTAATGAGATGAAACGTTTAGCAGAAAGAGGAGTAAAAGGTCTTTTAAATGTAGATGATTTTATGAAAAATCCAACAGTTAAAAAATTTGTTGATGTCTATCAAGGTGGAGATAACATTTGGAAAGTTTATTCTGATAGATTTTATCAGTCTGCCCTTAAACAAGCGTTTGGAGATCCAAAAGCTACGCCAGCTAAAGTATTAGATCAAGTTAGGGACTGGTATAAAACTGTAGCCAAAGAAGATTTTATTGAGATTAGTTCTATTTCTGGAAAACAAAAAACGGCTCAAGAAGCCATAGAAGAAGTGTCTGCTTATTTGGTAACTAATACTATTCCAACTTATAGTAAGGTGCCTAAAGCAATACAAACTTTAAGAGATTTACCTTTAGGAAACTTTATAGCTTTCCCAGCAGAGATATTAAGAACGGGTGGAAACTTAATTACTTTAGGTGCAAGAGAATTAACTAGCACTAATCCTTACATTAGACAAATGGGAGCTCGTAGATTGATTGGAGCAAGCGCAACATTTGGTGGTATAGGTACAGTCATTGGTGGAACCGCTCAAGCCATTACAGGAGTAACAGATGAAATGATGCAAAAAGCGAGAAGCTTCGTTCCTCAATATGAAAAAAATGCAACTTTAATTCCATTAAGTTCTCCAGATGCAGATGGTGTATTTAAATATTTTAATTTCTCTTACTCTAACCCTTACGATTTTTTAGTTAGACCTATTAACGCTGTTGTTAATGCTTATGGTAGAGGTGAATTAAATCAAGACAACGCAGGGACATTTGCTTTTAATGCTATAATAGGAGATAGAAATAATCCAGGAGCCTTTAGAGAATTCTTTGCTCCATTTATTGCAGAGTCTATTGGTACAGAAAGATTTACTGATGTCTCTCCTTTACTTGGAAGAGGTGGTGAAACTTCAAATGGTAAAACTATATATAGAGAGACAGATTTATTAGGAGAAAAATTAGCTAGAAGTCTAGAACATATTATAGGTGGATTAACGCCAGGAGCTTTTAGTTCTGCACAAAAAATATGGCAAGGAGCTAGTGGACAATTTACAGATTATGGTACCGGAAGAGACACTAGAGATGAAATAGTAGCATTGATGTCTGGTTTAAGAGTACAAGAAATTAAACCTAAACAAAGTATGCCTTTTGTTATTTCTTCTTACAGAAAAGATGAAGGAAACGTTTCGCAAAAATTTAGTAGTTTAGCTTACTCAACAAATGTTTCACCCGAAAGAAAAGTAGCTGCTTACCAAGAGTGGATGAAAAATTCTTTTATATCTCAAAGAAATTTAAAAAATACGATAAACGATGCTTTAGATTTAGGGGTGTCTACCAATGAAATAAGACAAATATTAACGGATCGTTTAGGAAATAAAAATAGAGTCGAGGCTCTTTTAAGAGGAAGATTTGTAGCTCCTACCCCTAGTCAGTCTAGATTAGAATCTTCTATTCAAAGATTAGAACAAGAAAACTTAAATGCATCTTTAAGTTATGAAATTGCTATGGACCTTGTAAATGATACATGGCAATCGTTAAGAAGAGACAATAATGGGTTCGATTTGGATCTTGGATTAGAATCTTTTATTGAAAGTATGAACTTATCTGTAAGTCCAGACTTGTTTTCACTACGAGAATTACCAGCTAAAGCTTCAAGTTTAGGTGTTCAAGAAACAACTAATACTTCTGCAGTTTTACCAGTTGACCCTAGAAAAGATACTGCTATAAATAAGCAAATAGCTTCAGCTTCAGTTCCTAACAGAACAACACCTGGAATATTTGCACAATATTTTTCACGAGGGATATTTAGTTAATTATGACAATAGATAAAAGAATAAATTTTAGAGGCGGCGGAATGGACATGGGTAATGCCGGTAATCGATCCAGA